ACCTGCTCGTTCTTTAATTGTCTCGAATAAAGTCTCAGACATTTAAGTCTTTCTCCGTGAGTACGACAAATGATAAACCCCTTGCCTTGCACCATTTTTTAGCATATTTCCATTTTGCTTGGTTAACAAGATATGTTAGACATTCTGCTTTATACCTAGCAGTCTTTCTTTTTGGTTCCTTTGGTGGAGAGCATTGCTTTAATGGTTTTATTTCTATGATACTTTCCTTACCACCAGTTTTCATATAGAAATCTGGGTAATATCTATGAATTTTACCATCTTTAGGTGATCTGTATGGTATAAATATCTCTTCACTTGCCCATTTAGTAACAGATGGTTTGGTATCACAGAAATTCATAAACTTTCGTTCCCACAGTGATCGATATATGATCTTTGTTGGATCACCTTTATATTTTTTGGGATTGCGTGGTTTATACTTCCCAGAATAAGCCATATATAATATAGGAATTCTCTAATTATTTAGATCAAGATGATCTCAGAATACGTTTCACAAATGGCGAAAAGAGGTGGAATGGCAAAATCCACTGGATTTGCCGTCCGTTTTGACTTGCCTGATGCGTTAAAATCCCATTTAAAAACATGTGGTATTGAGGTGGAAAATAAACCTTTATGGCAGGAGTTTTGTGATGAAGCAGCTCTACCACCATCTCAGGCACAGACTGGACAGATAAATGGTAAGTATCAAGGAGAGGGATCTGTATCATACGCACATACTAAGATGTATACAGATCTGTCCTTATCATGGATGGCTGATGCTAATATGGAACCATATAAGTTTGTACAAGCATGGTGGCAGTTCATCTTTGGTGAATTTGATGGAGAGGGAAGTTTATATGATGCTGATGGATATTACAATCAAACAAACGTCAAATCAAGAAATAGACCTACTAGACTAAGGTTTCCTAAAGATTACACTACAAAGATTGAAATTTTTAAAGCAGAGAGGGGTCCTACTAGTGAAATAGGTAGGGTGTCTCAAGCACATATCATACAAGAAGCATATCCTTATTCAGTGGATTCTGTTCCTCTATCATTTGGTATGGATCAGTTAGTTAAAGTTACTGCTAACTTCCACTATACCAAGCATTTCGTCAAGTATAACGACCTAAAAGTAGCATAAATAAAAGAAAATCATATTATGGCTTTACCACAGGTTACCGCACCAACCTATGAATTGGAACTACCATCAAGCGGTAAAAAGATTAAATACCGTCCATTTCTAGTTAAGGAAGAGAAGATACTCCTTATTGCACTAGATTCCAAGGATGAAAAGCAAATAACACAGGCACTTATAGACGTGTTAAATGCTTGTGTTACCACTCGTATAAAGATTGAAGATTTACCTAGTTTTGATTTAGAGTATGTTTTCTTAAAAATTCGTGCTGCCTCTGTTGGTGAAGAGATTACTTTGAATGTTACGTGTTCAGATGATGGTAAGACTAAGGTTGCTCATACTATCAATATCAATGATGTTCAGGTTCATAAACCAAAGGGTCATACTGAGAAGATTATGATCAATAAGACAGTTGGTATTATTATGAAATATCCTAGTCTTACTCATTTTATAGACGTTGGGTTTTTGGGTGATAAACAACTTGATGGTATGGAGATTATATTAAACTCCATAGACCAAATATTTGATGGTGAAGAGGTTACTGAATCTACAGAGTGTAGTAAGAAAGAACTTACATCTTTTGTAGAGAGTCTCACTCAAACTCAATTTAAAAAAATATCCAAATTCTTTGAAACCATGCCTAAATTAAAGCATGACTTCGTTGTTACCAATCCCAATACCAAGAAGAAAAATAAGTATTCTCTGGAGGGATTAGCAAGTTTTTTCGGATAGCACTCTTCCACACATCATTGGAGGAGTACTTTCAAACAAACTTTGCTCTGTTACAACACCATAAATACAGTTTGACAGAGCTAGATAATATGATTCCTTGGGAACGGATTGTGTACCTTGCACTCCTTACTCAACATCTTGAAGAACTTAAGAAAAAAAATCAGAAGGTATAATGGCTTCAGGAACTCAATCATATTCATCTACGTCTGGATCGTTAATAGATCCAGCAAAGAGGGTTCGTGACAAGGTTAAGGATAAATCGAAGGATGAGAAGGTAGAAGGTTTTAAGAGAAAACTGATAACTATCTTCGATACTTATACAAGTGATATAGAAGCAACTGCTGGAATGTTTACAGGTGTTTCTAATAGTTTATTAGAACCTGGTGGTAATGCTTTACCAAGTGCTGATGATATTAGTCCTGATAGTCCACAAGACGGTGTTATAAAAGCATTAACTGGAATATCAGATGATATAAAGGCACAGAATCAAATATTAGTTCTTCAGACAAAGATGCTTGCTGCATCGATGGAACTACAGAACAAGTTGAATGCTGATACAAAGAGATTAAGAAGAGAGGAAAGAGCAGAGAAAACTGAAGATCTATCTGGTACACAGGGTGTAGTAAAAAGTGTTGCTAATGCAGCTGGTGGTGGCGGTGGACTAATCGGTGGTATAGCAGATACCTTACAGATAGTCCAAGCACTTGCAGGTCTTAATAGGATTAAAAATATTGGACGTATGTTCAAAGGGTTTAAGATGCCCAACTTCAGCAGAGCTGCTAATGCTGCTGATGTTACCTCAGACGTTGCTAAAGTAATACCAAAAACTCCACTTTTACAAGCAAATAATCTCGACTCATTTAAACCTTCTGGTGTAACAACAAGTCTTGGTGTTGGTGGTGGTAAAAATATTGACGCAATTGAAGCAACAGTAGATGCTATCCCAAGCAGTTCAAGTGTTAATGAAATTATAAACAATGCAACTAATACTACCAAGGTTGCAAACAATACTACTGATACTGCTAGAACAATTAATAATGCTACAGACACTGTAACTTCTACTAATAAGATAGTTGATACAGTTGATGTAATTGGTGATACATCGAAAACTACCAGTGCCTTAACTAAGGTTGATGATGTTGTTCCTAAAGGAGTCCTTGGTAAGGGCATGGATATGCTAGGTGCTATTCCAGGAGCAAAATTTATTTTACCTGGTGCTAGTGGCGTTAGTGGAGTCATGAATATGGCTTCAGGTAACTTTGCTGAAGGTGCTTTAGATCTTGCTGATGCTAGTGTAGACACTGCTATAGCAACTGGTGTTGTATCACAGACTGGTACTATTGCATCAACAATGGGTCCAGCGATAGCAGTTACTGGTGCTGGTCTATTATCTGGATATATTGGTGAGATAACTCGTGGTACTGATGAGTGGATACGAGGAGATGGTAAGAATAGTGCAATGAATGCTGTTGCTGATACTACTGCAGGATTGTCTGCTACCTTAGAGACTGTAGGTGCTCCATTTACTGCATTGTTCTCAGGTGTTGACTCTCTTATTAAGACTGGTGGTTTTGAAGAATCAAATAAAAAAATGGCTGAGGTTGATACTAACATACGTGAAGGACTTAGAAAATTCACTAACATGTTTGACTTCATGGACGTTGTTAGTGATGATGTTGGTGGATTAGGAACACTTGGGTTATATGGTGAGGAGAACCAAAAGAATGCTAAACAACAACTATTAAAGGATAAGGGAATAGTTAACGAAGGTGATACTAATACTACTAATATAGAAAGTACAGCAAAGGCAATTGAAAAGACTACTGATATTGAAAGTTCTATAATAAATACTGTTCTTTCAGGTGGTACTAGTGGAAATGATACTTTAGATCAAAAAATATTTAATGAGTATAAGATGATGGATCTAAAAGAACGAATAGCAGATTTACCTGAAGGAGAGTCTAAAGAATTAGATTCTCTTTATGCAGAGTTAAAAGGTCTTGAGTCAGGAGAAATTAAAGCTGAGAGACCAACTATTACTACAGATGCATCTGTTACCAGTGGTGATACTACTACTGTTACTAACGATAGTAATGTTTCTTCTGGTGATACCACTACTTCTTCTGTTACTGGTGATAGTAGCAATATAACAAAACCAGAAACTACAATTAGTTCTGTTATGAACAACAATGTTAAGGATGATCCAGGATCAAATGTAATTGTAATACAACAACCAATACAGACAGCAAAAACTGAGTCTAATGAGCAAAAGACAAATGATGTATCTTTCCAGATAGGATTGACTGATACAAATGCTGATGCATTTAAAGACCTTACCCTCTTGAGTGCTTTATCATGACAGTAACAGCACCAGCAGCTACCAGTTTTTCATTTGAAAGCATTATCTTAACAACACCTGCAGGTGAATCTTATGATATTACTGAACTTGTTTTTGGATTCACATACTATGAGGACATCAATAAAGGTTTTGTGAGTGGTAATCTAAGGATTATTGATTCTGGTAGTAACCTTAGATCAAATGCTCCTATAAGTGGGTATGATAGAGTAGAAATAAAAGTCAATGGTGCTGATGAGGAGTCTTATACTTACAACTTCTTTACCTATAGTATAAGAGATGTTGTTATTGCTAAGGGTAAACAGACATACAATTTAGGTCTCATCACAAAAGAAGCATTGTTAAATGAAGGGGCAAAGGTAAGTAAGAAATTCAATGGTATGCCTCATAATATAGTAAGAGATATATTGACTGAATACCTTGAGGTTGATGAGAAAGACATCACGTTAGATGAAACAAAAAATGATACTATCATTGTACCTAACAATAGAAATCCATTTACTATATGCTCACAATTAGCGAATAGGTCAATTACTGATGATTTGAATTCAGCAGGTTGTTTCTTCTTTAAAAATGCTAATGGGTTTAACTTCAGATCGATTAACACACTTTGCAATACTGCTAAGGATGCTAAAGGTGATGGTCGGGAGATTAGATCTTTTGTGGAAAGTATGAATGCAGAACAGATAATGCAATACAATAACATACTCAACGTTGCATTTACAAGTGAAGTCAACGTCATGGAAGGTCTGAGGATGGGTGCATACTCCAGTGAGTTGCAAACCTTCAATATTGATACAGGTGAGTTTAATTCTACAAAATTCTCATTGGATAAAGACTTTGATACCCAAAAACATTTGGGTAGTAATACAGAGTTGACTTCAGCACAGAAGATATCAGCAAAGAAACCTAGTAGGATAACTTCTGCTATCATTTCTAATGAGGTAACTTATAGTGGTAAGAAGGATGCTAAGGAGGATGCTACCTACAAAGATTGGACAGATAAGTTGATGCTACAAACTTTCTCTCGCAACTACATACTAAATACACAAGGGTTACGTATAGAAGTACCTGGAAATCTTGACTTAGTTGTTGGGGATCGGGTTAACGTAACACTCTTTAATTCTGTTGCACAGGATCAAAGAGAAGAGGATGATGTGGACATTAACAATAGTGGGTTTTATCTGATAACGAAATTATCTCGAATGTTTGATAAAACACGATATAATGTCACCACTGTGCTAAAATTACAACGTGACACTTTTGGTTATGAACCACCATCAGCTAACGAAGTTCTATAAAGAAAAACTATGAAATCAATAGAAGACCATATTAAAAAAGACCAAGAGATCGTTGATGATCCAACAGCAAATCCTGCTGCTCGCAGACATGCTAAAGAGGAGTTGCATGACCTCATAGAATATGAAGAGCATCATCATGAAGAGATTGTAGCAGGAGATCACCACGATCCAAATGCACTTGAATTGTTTTGTGACCAACATCCAGACGAGCCTGAGTGCTTAGTATATGACGACTGAATATGGATCCTGTAGTTAACTCTGTATTACCTATTAACCAGATTGGTGCAACACCAACATGGTGGGTAGGTCAAGTTGAAGAAGTTGACCATCCTAAGAGCTCAAACCGCTTTAGGGTGAGGATAGTTGGTGCTCATTCATCAGCATGTGGAGATGTTCCCACTGCAGATTTGCCTTGGGCTCATACTGCAATGCCTGTTAATATACCATATAAATCAGGTGGTACTGGAGGATCTACAGCAAATCTAGAACCATCTGATTGGGTGTTTGGTGTATGGTTGGACGTTGAAAAGACAAAACCACTCATACTAATGTCTATCGGTTCTATTGCTAATGCAGCAGTAAAACCACCTGCTATGTTGACTCAGGCTGATGCAGAAAAAGCATGTTTAGCATTTACCAGTTTCCTAAATCCTCAGACTAATCCAGTAACTACTCTGGGTGAAAAACATGGGGAGGATAACACTAATAAAGCATCTGCACAAGTAGCAGGTGGATCAGTTGATACATTGTCTATACAAGACAAATCTCATCGTGGTAAGAATAGTGTTTCTAATCCATTTGGTACACAGGTATGTGTTGCTGTAGCACAGGCAGAATGTAATGGTGAGACTAAGAAAGATATAAAGTATATCTTAGGTGAACTGTTTGAGATGGTTCAAGATAGTGGTGGTAATCTAGGTGGTTACCTCATCAATAGAGTCAATGGTGAACTTTTTAGTTATGCTGATAAAGCATATGGTTACATCAATAAGGTATTGAGAGTTGTTAGAGCTGCTATGGCTCGTATACGTGGAACCATTATTGGATTCTTGAAGAAGGGCGTTGATATGCTCGTCAAGATGATTCTATCACCATTTGAGGGTATTCTAGAAGGAGTACAAAAATGGTTGACGATGATATTGGAGAAGATAGGTTGCTCTATTGAGGATATCATGGAGAGACTGACTGACTTCATTACAAGTTTGATCTTTGATTATCTATTGAAAGTATTCAGATCAACAACCTGTCAGGTTGATATCTTTGTTAATGCTATCCTTAACAAGATCATGTCTTTCGTTAATAGACTGATCAATTCAGTATTGGGACCTATTCAATCTATACTGAAAGTTGCTGGCGGTGCATTAAACATCGTTGGTGGTGCAATGTTCAAGATTATGAATCTTCTTGGTATCTCATGTGGTGGTGTTGATTCAAAATGTGGTAAAGAGACTACAAGATGCACCAATAAAATAAAAGCAGACGGTGGAAATTTCTTAGATGATCTTCTTGATTCATTAGAGAATGGTCCTCTTGACTATGGTCAAAGTGTTTGTGAAGATGCTAGAGGTTATGATGTACCAGAGAAAACAGGTGGTATTATATTTGGTGGGTTACCTGCTGTAGTTCCAAGTGGAGGTAATAATACAGACATCTATGAGGATCCAACAACAGGAGGTGGAGGAGCTGGAACACTACCACCTGGAGATGGTGAAGGAACACCAACAGAACGACTGGTAAACTATGAGATATTAAATTATAATGTATGGGAAGGTGATGTAGCATACGTTATTGTTAATAGAACTGGTTACTTAGACGCATCTAGTGCAGTATCATATCAGACAGTTGATGGTAGTGCTATTGGTGGTACAGATTATATTAGTAAAGATGGTATCATTGGATTTGGTAAAAATCAAACTCAAAGGATTATTTCCATACAAACTATTAGAGATGCTACAAATGATACACCACAAGACTTTACGATAGAGATTGATTATGCTACTGGTGTTGCCGAAGCAGAATTCATCAACAAGGAAGCAACAGTAACTATTGGTGTTCTACCTATCACAACACCTGGTGATCCAGATCCATATACACCACCATTCACTGGACCTGGTGGAAGTATAGTAGAAATAACACCTGTTACTGGTGGTACTACAACTAATCCAGTTGGCGATGTTATTGATACCACAACAACACCACCTACAACTATTACTAATGATCAGTTTAGTGTTGCTGTAACAAGTGATAAGTTGCAGTATAAAGAGGGTGAGTTCGTAACATTTACTATTTCTACCGAAGGTGTACCAGATGGTACTCTCTTTGGATATTCATTGTTTGGTGCTAATATTACTCAGGATGATATTGTTGGTGGTAATCTTTATGGAACATTTACTATAGAATCAAATCAGTCTATTGTTGTTATTGGTATCAAGGATGACGCAGAGGTGGAAGGTATCGAAGACCTTCAGTTCTCTATTAATGGTACTGGTGCAGTAGCAAACGTACAAATATTAGGTCAAGAAGAGAAACTATCTTCACCAAAACCACCTTATGTTGATCCAGGATTTAAAGAACCTACACTTGGTGATCCTATAGTTGATACTGGTGGAAGGATTATTGAAATACCTATTGACGATCCAGGTGACCCATACTTATTACCACCTAAGATTGCAGTTACTGGACAAGGATGGGGAGCTATGGCGGTTCCATTGTTGGATGTTAATGGTAGGGTAACTGAGATTCGTCTTACACAAAGAGGATCTAATTATGTTACTAATCAACCAGACACAATTGATTGTGTGTTAGACTCTCTTACATTAGTCAGACCAGGTATGCAGTATACATCAAGACCAACTGTTTATATTGATGGAGATTCATCTTTAGTTACTGCTAGGGTTAATAGTGATGGATTTGTTAGTGGATTTGATGTGGTGGATAGAACCACTGTGTTTGCTGAAGCACCAACAGTTGAGATAGTTGGTGGTGGTGGATATGGTGCGAAGGCAGTTGCTAGTTTAGTATGTCTTGACAGTGAGGCAAGAGATCTGCTAGGATATGCTAAGATCGGAACTGGTCGTTACGTGGATTGCCCAACATGAGTAAGTCATCTGAATCATTATTAAATACCCAAAAGGGATTCCTTGATGGTAAAATGCCTACCAATCAAGGTGAGAACTCTAAGCCAACTGATAATAATCCAGGTTCTGCTACACAGCAAGAACTCATGGCTGCTGAGAGGTTACTCGGCGTTAAGATCATTCGACAACAGAACCCAGAAGGTAGGATAACATTCATTCTTGCTACTGATAATGGTCAGAAGTTAGACTTTGATGAGAAGGGTAACGTATTTCTAGGTGCTGCTAAGGTAGGAGATGATGAAACAGGTGGTAATGTAACTTTACGATCTTGGGGTGATCTAACATTAAAGGTTGGTGGTAAGTTAAACCTTGAGGTAGAGAACTTCATAGATGAAGAAAAACCAATATCTATTAAGGTAGGTGGTGACTGTAACATAGAGGCAGTGGATGGACATCTAGCACTAAAAGGTAAGAATGTTAGTGTACGTGCTGATGCTGACTTGAACCTCTTTGGTAATAATATAAAGATGCAAGCAGGAGATAATGGTGCTGGTGCTCTATCAGTTACTGCTGGAACTATATCAACTGAGAGTTCATTTATAGAGAATGTGACTAGTGGATGGTTCCAGAAGGTCAAGGGTGAGTATACTATTAGACAGGTAGAAGATCCACGTGCATCATTCAATATCAATACCCTAGGACACCTTAAGATACAGTCTATTGGAGATTGTAAGGTAAGTCATGGTGGTAGGTTCCAACACCTTATAGGCGGTATTGTACCCAAACCACCAACTGTTACATCTAAAGATGCATACTCTGTATTTGTATCTAAAGGTGATACATCATTTACAAGCACTGCTGGTAACCATACAGAACTCTTTACTGCTGGTAATGTAACAAAAACTATGTCTGCTGGTAACTTAACACAGACAGTTACTGGTAATGTAACAAGAGCGTCAACAAAGGATATAACAGAAACAGCAACGAAGAACTATACTTTAGCATATCTGGATGGTAAGACTACAGTAGGAAAATCTCAGGTTAATACTGTTACTGAAAATCTAACCCAAACTACTGGTGGAAACTTATCCCATATTATAACAGGTATGGCTACTATTAGAGCATCTGGTAATATGACCATTGGTGGTGCTATGATCTTTTTAAACTAATGGATGACGAAGAACTACTCGATGATTTAAACGAACGGATAAAAGAAGGTCCGATTATCTTCACACCTGATGAGGATTGGTTAGAGAAGCTTAACACAGAAGA